ATAATTACTACAGCTATGAATACGGCTTAGTACCAGCCACAGACAAAGAAGTAGAAACGGCACTAATTAAAGAAGCTAAAAAAAGAGGGTTTAAAGGATTAATAGAATATTCAACCAAGTATAATGAATTGGGTTTAGGAATGAATTGGATTTTTCGTAACGGCAAATGGGCTGAAATAATTGAAGAACCTAAAACAATTACTTTAAATGGTAAATACAATAGAATACAATTAACGGATATATTAAACAATCAACTATAAATGAAAAATCAAATGTCAAGTAAAAAAGCGTGGTTAGTATTAGGAGGACTTTTATTAGTGTTTCCTGTATTAGTAATGGGTTACATTAAGTACTGGAATTGTGCTTATAATTTATTTTTTTAATATGGATACAATTAGCTGGTAACAATGGATAAGAAAAAAAACACAACCGACAATAATAAAAGGGCTTTATTGATAGCCTTAGAAAAATCGTTGGGTGTTGTTTCTCCAGCTTGTAGAGCTACAAATATTCATAGAAGTACATTTTATGAATATTATAATAATGATCCTGAGTTTAAAAAAGAAGTTGATACTCTACAAGATGTTGCTTTAGATTTTGCTGAAGGTGCTTTACATAAACAAATAAAAAACGGTGTACCTAGTTCTACAATGTTCTATTTAAAGACGAAAGGTAAAAAACGTGGTTACATAGAACGTACTGAATCCGTTAACGAAAACACCAACAAAAACACTACTACTATTATAGAATTAGGTAATGGTGTTAAACCACATGAAGATGATTAAAATATAGAGGGGTGTCGAAAAAGGCAACAAAAACGGGTGTTAATTAGCTATTAACGTTTGGAGTATAAAATATCCCATGCACCACTGTAATATAATTATTACCCCCTCTTTACTTTTTTATTATGAAACTACTACCTAAACAAGAAAACGCTGTATATTATTTAAAAGATGATACCACTAGTGAAGTAATTTATGGAGGAGCAGCGGGAGGTGGTAAAAGCGCATTAGGTTGTTTATGGCTTATAGAAATGTCATTAAAACACGCAGGGTCTAGGTGGTTAATGGGGCGTTCTAAATTAAAGACATTAAAAGAAACCACATTAAATAGCTTCTTTGATCTAACTAATGAACTAGGTATATCTGACCAATACACATTTAATGCTCAATCAAATACTATCTTTTGGAAAAATGGTAGCGAAATAATATTAAAAGATTTATTTTTATATCCAAGTGATCCACATTTTGATAGTTTAGGTTCATTAGAAATTACAGGTGCTTTTATAGATGAATGTAACCAGTTAGTTTACAAAGCATGGCAAGTAGTTAAATCACGTATTAGATATAAATTAACTGAATTTGATTTGATGCCTAAAATGTTAGGTAGTTGTAACCCCGCTAAAAATTGGACGTATAAAAAATTCTATAAACCACATAAAGCTAATGAACTCCCAAGACAAAGAAAATTCATACAGGCACTACCAACAGATAACCCTCACCTCCCTCAATCTTATCTTGATAGTTTACTTGAATTAGATAAAGCTAGTAAACAACGTCTTTATTTTGGTAATTGGGAGTATGATAACGATCCAGCTACTATAATTAACTATGATTCTATTACAGCGTATTGGAACGGTAACCATATTAAACCTGAAGGAGAACATTATTTATCTATAGACGTTGCTAGAAAAGGTAAAGATAAGACTGTATTTAGGGTATGGCATGGTTGGGTAGTTGTAGCTAGGTATTCAATGGGTAAAAGTTTAGTAAATGAAGTAGTTGAAAAAGCTATTGAATTACAACGAGAATATAAAATATCTAATCAAAATACTGTAGCTGATGAAGATGGTGTAGGAGGTGGGGTAGTAGATTATTTAAATTGTATAGGGTTCGTAAATAATTCAAGGGCTTTAATGGGTGAAAATTACGACAATTTAAAAAGCCAATGCAGTATATTAATGGCTAAGAAAATCGAAAGGCGTGAAGTAGTAGAATATTGTTCTGATGGTGATGTGCAAGACGTAACCAGTGAAGAAATGGAACAGGTGAAAATCAAAGACATTGACAAAGATTCAAAACTAGGTGTAATACCTAAAGACAAAGTAAAAGAATTAATAGGACGTTCTCCTGATGAATGGGATTCAATAATGATGCGTTATTATTTTGAATTAAAACAAGATTTTTTTATAGTTTAGGTTGTTTATTAAATATTATTGTTTATATTTGTACCATAAACAAAAACAAAAAGATATGGAAACTTTACAAAAAATACAACAAGTTGCAACTAAAACAGAAATGTACATTATTAATGTAGCTGTAAGAACAGTTATTGATGAGTACGAAAATCAAGGATTTGAAAATTGGCAACCTATCACGGAGTTCATGGAGTCAGAAGAAGTTAAGTTAATTAACGATATTCAAAGAAGAACTTATGACGAGTTTGGAGGTGATGGTATGGTTATGCGTGACGTAATCATTACTACTTGTGGATTTATTGAATCGTTAAAAAAATAGATGTTATGACGAGGGAAGAAGCAAAGCAAGAGTTCAGAAGTGATAAAAATTCTCAGGGATGTTATAAGGCAGTTTTAACAAAGATTGATTTAATATATGATTCATTTGAAAAACAGGAAAGAGACCTTGATGATCTTGAAGAAGATTTACACAAACTTAACGATAAGTTAGAATCATATAAAAAGGATCAATTGATGACTATTGAAGTGTGTTATCATATAAGAGAGATTTGTAATACAATGAATGAAAGTAATTTTAATATACTTAAAGACATTATAATTAGAGCTACAGAAAGAATAGATACGTATAACAAAACTAATAAACTATGAAAACAGTATATAAAATAATAGAAACTAACAAGTAAAGGGTCTTGTTAATAACCCACTGCCGTTAATAGGAATTAGGATAGCTTTTAATTTACATAGGTTTGTACGGTGGGTTATATTAAAATTAAATAAATAGATTATGAAATTAGTATCAATGATTGATAGAGTTGACAATTTAAAATGTGGATTACAACCTTTTGAAGAAGTAGATGTATTTACATGGCACAACTTAATAAAGCAATACGCCAACTTTCTAAACCAACCTTTAAACCTTGGTATGTTTGTTCCAGCTATTGAGGTTGAGGGTAAGTGGGAGGTGTTGGAGTGTCCTCCATCTTGTGATAGGGTTATTTATGAAACTGATTTTTGTCAATGTGATTTAAAACAAGTTGAACAATACCAACTAGCCAAAGACAAAGTATTATTTGAGGGGTTTGAGATAACTAAAGTAGATGATTTAGGTTATTATAATTTAAGAAATGAAACAGCCATAATAGAAGTTTATAATCCGTTAGATGCTGAAACTGAATTTTTAGATATTCTAGATAATGGATTGTATAAAATAAACGACCTAATCAAATACGCCCCAACCCTAACGGCAAAAGGTTTAAATGATAGCGGGTTAAAATAGAAAGTTATGATAAAAATAGAATTAAAACCTAATCAAATAAAGTTACTAAATCGTTGGTTAATAAAACAAACCTACTTAAAATTAGATGAAGTTGTAACATTTAAACAGTTCTTTCGTGAATATGGTTTAGAAATCAAAGAATCAGACTTTGATATGGTTTACGAATGTTGTCCGTTTGGGTTTGTTATTAATAAAATAGATGATTATGACTTGCAACACAAAAAAGGTCAAGAGTTAAGCGGATTAAATAAATAAGGATATGTTAAAAGGTAAAGAAAAACAGTTAAGCGTAGTAAAACACAAGCTAGTAGATATATTGGAAAGTGTAAATAACACGGCAGAATTAGATGAATTAGAAATAAAAACAACTGCTATAAAATTAATCATAGATATTGAGATATTAAAATTAGAAGTAGAATTATTAAAGCTATAAGGATATGTTAAAAGGACAAGCGAAAAAAGATTTTGAGAAGTGGGTAAGACAAGCTGAGTTAATAACTGATTTTACATTTTTACCATGGATAAAAGATAAGAATTTAGGTATTCAATTTTACAGTTTACCATTCAGTATGCAATACGGCGTTTTAGTTGATTGGTTTGATAGTGTGGGGATTGAGATTTCAATACTAGGTAATATACAACATAGTTTTGAAGTGTTTGTTAATTTTGATTATAAAACTTACGCACACAACAGAACCCAAGCAAGACAAAAAGCAATTGAACAAGCAAATAAAATTTATAATGATAGAAAGTAACTTTGCGTTGACTGGTGAAGAATTAAAAATTAAATAAATATAATTACATTATTATTTTATGACGTGGAACGATATTACAGTTGAGCAATATAGTAAACTTTACCCAACCTTAAAAACGGAGGGTATGAGCGACTTAGAGTTAATAGATAATGCTATATTACAAATGAGTATTATTAAACGTATTACAATAGACGAGGCGCAATATACAACGACTAAAGAGGTTAAAGAAGTACAAGACTTTTTAAAATCTAAGTTACCAACTAAAATACATAGGTTTTGGAAGTCTAACGGTATTAGATACGAGTTTAATATTAATGCCGAGAGAATTAAGGCAGGCGGTTATATTGGAATAATGAACGGAGTTAAAGACGACCCTATACAAAACTTACATCTTAACTTATTTAATATGTGTAAGCCCGTTAAATT